CTGGTCCGCCGCCGCCTGCTGGTCGATCTGCTGCACCTGCTGCGTGGCCATCAGATCGATCTCGGCCTTGATCGCATCGGCATCGAGTGAGCTGTCGAGATAGGCCATGATGTCGACGATGCCGCTCGACAACCATGCCTGCGTCTCGGCCCACATCCGCCGCACACCGGAGACCGCTTGCCCGAACACGTCGAGGAATCCATTCCGCCATGCGTACCACTGATCAGAGATAGCCGCGATCCCCTGAGCCCATGCCACATCGAGCGATGCCCAAAACACGCCAGCCGCTGCTGCCACGTCGCCAGCCGTGAGTGCTCCCATGATGCTGGAGAGTGTGTCGGAGACTGCCGAGCCGAGCCCGGCGAAGGGCTGCAGCAATGCCCCGATGGCGTCGTAGGCCTGGCCAAAACTGTCCACCAATGTCTCGCCAACCAACTTGGCCAGTGTTTGTATCGCCGGCCATGTCTGCATCACCAGGTCGATCATCTGCGACAGGTAGGGCAACACCGCCACCGCGATGATGTTGCTGGCGTTGCGGAGTGTGGCCACCAGCCCCTGCCACTTGTCGTCGAAGGCCGCCGCCGCCTTGGCCTGCTCGCCGCTGATCGTCATGCCGAGCTTGTCGGCCTCGGCCATCAGGGCCCGAATTCCGCCGGCACCGTCGGCCATCATCGGCACCAGATCCGCTCCGGATTTGCCCAGCAGATCCATTGCCACCGAGGCCTGCGCCGCTGGGTCCTGAATCTGGCTGATGCCTTGAGCCACCGCCAAAAACCGATCTTCCACCGGCATGGCCAGCAGTTGCTCAGCAGATAGCCCGACCGAGGCCAGAGCAGCCGCCGCCGACTTGCTGCCGCCCGCTGCCTGCGTCGTGACGTCTCCCAGCTTGCGCATGCCCTTTTCGACAGCCTCGAGATTCGCCCCGGATTGCTCCGCAGCGTACCGCAGTTGGCTCAGCGACTCAGCGCTCGCACCAGTCCGCTGTGCGATGTCGTCGATCCCTGCAGCAGCCTCAGAGAATCGCCACACCGAGGCCGCCGCCGCACTCATGCCGGAGACGATCAGCCCGATCCCGCCTGCGACTGCAGCCGTACCGAGTGATGCCGCGATGCCTGCCACACCTTTGGCTGCACCTGCGAGTCGAGTCGTGAGTGTGGCCAGTCCCCGCTTGAGCGGGGTGTCGTCGACGAAGATTTTCACGAAGGCCCTGGCCGCCTCGATCGCTCTACTGCTCGCCACTCAGCACCTCCGGTCCGTATCCCACCAACCACTGGATTTCACCCGGCGCGTGCTGCGCCATCTGCGCCAGCAGTACCTCGCGACCCGAGGGCCTGCGCCGTTCGGAGTCGCCGAAAAAATCCTGCCACGTCCACACCCGATCAGACCGCTTCGTCCGCTGCACATTGTACATCGCCGCCATCAGTGACCCGAGCCGCTGAGCCCCCAGCCGCTGCGACTGATGCACAGCCCACAGAGCCTGCCTCAGTGTCATCGGCCCGAGATCCAGATCTGTCATGCACCGCAGCCGTGTCAGCCATTCATCGGGGCCGCTGCATTCGATGCCATCGATTGAATATCGAGAGCCTCCACCGCTGCCTCGATCTGCTCGCTGATCGCCTGCCTCGCCTGCTCCTGAGCCGCCTCCACCTTTGCCAGCAGATCCTGCAGCCCGGCTTTTATCGGGCTGCCCTTGGGGAAAAAATCGGTGAGAGCCTCCAGCAGTGCAGTCGATGCCTCCTCGTGCGTCGAGCCGTCCGCCGCCTCCATCAGTGTGGCCGACGGAACCTGCTCGATCGCTGCGAGGACTTCATAGATCAGCGTGTCATCCAGCTGGATAGCCGCCAGAAACTCGCTGAGCCGCTGCGGGTTGTGGGCCATCTCCAGCACATCCCACTCCGTCGAGTCGAGGATGCGCTGGCGTGCCGCGATGCTGATCCGGACCGGATGCACCTTGCCCGCCGTGTCACGATACTGAGCCATCTCCTGATCCTCCGGTTGTTGTTGTTGGTTCCGACTGCGACTGGTTGCCCCCAACCACTGCAATCACCTTGAGCTTCACTGTACTGGTGGTGCCGTCTGCGTTCGTCACCTGCACCTCGTCGACCTGTCCGAGTACCACTGCCATGATGTCCTCCTCAGCTCGAGACTGTGCTGTAATTGCTGGAATAGCTGTTGTCTGCCGCCTTGGCGATCTCGATCGCCACCTTTACCGTGTCGTTGTCGGGCCGGGTTTCGTTCCAGCTCTTGATCCTGCCCTCGAGCCGGAACACCACTTGGCCGACGTCTGCGATCGCACCGCTGGCCAGTGCGTAGTGGTGCACCGTGCCGGCGACATAGGCCGCCCGCATCGCCGCGTATGTCGTGCCCGGCGTGCCGCGCTTGAAAAGCATGTTGGCCGAGATGGTGTACTTCGGCTTGCCTGTGTGCTCGCTGATCTCGGAGTCGCCCCGGCAGTTGCTCTCGACCGACCGCCGCTCGCTGCTGATGCTGTCGTCGATGACCACCGGAATCTCTGTGAGTGCTCCGGCACCGCCGAGGGTTGCGGAGTAGTACAGCTTGCAATCGTCGCCGAGCACTGAACCGTCTGCTACGTTTGGCATTATTGAAAGGCCCTTTCAAGGTAATAGGGAATCTTGGGTTCGATGATGTTGTAAGCCGGTCTCATAAATGGCCGGCGATCCTCCAGCTGCTCGATCGTTGTCAGTCCGCCCGCAGCTGTGCGGACCGTCTTTTTGTACAGCTCCGGACCGACCACGACATACTCGTTGTCGTTTGAGATCGCGTAGAATAGCCGCTCCTTTAGCGGGCTTGGCTGCATGTGCAGCAGTGGAACCTTGCCGGGCTGCGAGATCTTGTCGGGCCGCCGTGGCTTGCGTGCCGTGTAGCCCTGTTGCAGTGCGAATTGATACCACGCCTGACGCTGGCGGAATCGCTCGAGCTCCTCGGGCGTGAGCTCGCTGAGCTTCTTCTGGGCCGCTCGCTTTAGTGACCGCCTCGCGACCTTGCGGATCGAGCCGCCGACCACGTCGAAGAACTTTGCCTGCCGCTCCGTGATGCCGAGCTCGCTGCGGACCGTGCCGTCTGGCCGCCGCGTGAATCGCATCTTCATATTAGCCCGGAATCGAATGCTTTGGCTCATGCTCGATTCCCCACACTGACGGCCCACGTTGTTTCGATTACGCCGACAAACACCTCCATCTGATCAAGGATCTCGCCGTCGCATGTCGTCGCGATCGAGACTGACCGCCGCCGCGCCGCGATGTTGCCGGCCAGTGTCACCTGCCGATATGTCGCCGACGTCCGCAGATGATCGCACAGCCCCTCGAGCAAATCCTCGTAGTCGTCAGATGCTGCGACTGCCTCGGCTGTGCAGCGCACCGTCAAGACGATCGCGATTGTGATGTCCTCGGAGACGTCGCCCCGGTTGCTGGTGTCCTCGACCCGAGGGCAGATGACCGTCAGGAATCCCTGCGTGTCGCTTACTTCGTCGATGATGGCCGTGTAGCTCCGCCGCCTGCTGACTGTGATGCCAGCCGGCAGTGACGGGTAGGCCTGCAGCTGTGTGACCAGTGCCGCCGCCAGTGTCCGGATACGCGCTGCCATCAGTCGCGCTCCTTCGTATGAATGCGGAGATATCGCCGCTCTGGGTCGTGGTATTGCCAGAGCTGTGAGCTCGGGCCGAATGGCATGACCCGGAATGTGATGTCGTCCACTGTAATGGTATCGCCCCGCTGCGGAGTGACCACGGTGCCGCTTATGATCAGGTCCGCAGCGAGGACGATCCAGTCTGTCGAGCGATCTCCGACCCGAACCGCTTGGTACGTTTCGGACCGCTCCCATGTCGACTGCCCCCGCACCGCTGTCAGCTCGCAATTGTTGGCACCACGCGCGAACGTCGCCGCCTCACCCCGCACTCGGAATGATGCTGCTTGCGCTGCTCGCTGTGCTGCCTGAATTGCTGTGACCACGGGGAGACCTCAGAGTAAAGAGCCCACTGGCCGGCCCCCGGAGGAAAGGCCGACCAGCGAGCAGGGCATGACTACGCCAGCAGCGTCTCGGTGCTGGTGATGGCATCGGTGACGACGATCGGAATCCCTTCGTACTCGGTCGGGCGAGGCGCTGGCATCCCGGTCGGGCTGTAGGTCGTCCGGCTCACCTGCAGCTGCCGCAATGATCGGCGGTTCATGCAGATATGGGTGGGCTGATCCGATGCCGGGAACAGGGCCAGAGCCCGAGCCAGCAGCGTGTCCGTCAAACCCTTGCCGCTGTCCTCGGTCAAGTTGGCGATGCGGGCCACAGCGTACTTCGACCCGATCTGCACACCGAGATGGCCGCCGGCATCTCGCACCATGGCCACCATGCTCTTCGAGTTGCTGCCGAGAACGACAGACTCGAAGATCTCGCCGACCGTGAAGTTGATGTTTGGCGTGCTCAGCGACTGATCGCCAGAGCCCACCAGAGCCACCGATGCGTCGTCCGGGGTCGATCGCAAGAACCACACCGAGCTGCCCGTCGAGGCAGTTGTGCCGGCTGCGTTGATCACCAGCGCGTCGCTGGCTCCGTTGTAGTTGGCGCTGTCGGCCAAACCGAGGAAGCCGTCCGCCGAGCCGCCGACCGTGCCGTTGAAAAACTGCTTCTCGAGAGTGAACAGAGCCTCGCGGATCTGTCGTGCGGTCCGCTGATTCATCCAGGCTTCGGCCCCGAATCGATATGCTCGACAGGCCGCCGCGTCCTCGATCACCTTGGCGTCGATGTACTTGAGATCCACCGACGTCTGCGTGCTGATCGATGCCGTGTAATCAGCACCCGCGTTGACCGCCCGGAAGCCGATCACGGGCGCGGTCGTTTCGACATTGAACTTGTGCACCGTGCCGTTCGAGCTCTGCATCGCGTGCAGCGCTCGCAGGACTGGCGCCTTGTTCAAAATGTCGGTAATCTCTGCCGGGTTGACGTCGAGGCTGTTGAACCTGATCAGCTCATTTAGCGTGGAAAGTGTGTCCGCCATGGTCGTCTACTCCTCAATTCTTCTTGCTTCGGAATGCCTCGGCCAGACTGCGTGGCACCGTGCCACCAATCGCCACCGGCGTCGTCTCACCCTTGACCGCTTCGGCCATGCTGGCCGCTTGCTGCTTGAGCTGGGCCAGCTCGGCTCGCAGATCCTGGATCGTGCCCTGCAGTGTCTGCAGATGGGCCGTCTGGGCTGCGTTGAAATCCATTCCATCGCGAAACATCCGGGCGCCCTCAGCGTCGCCGAAGGCTGTCATGAAAGCCGCCAGATCCGGTCGCGTTGGTGCCTCCTGCACTGTCACCGGCACCTCTGCCGCTGCAGCTGCTGGCTGCTCCCCTGCCGCCGCTGGCTGCAGCGTCGCCTTGTTCATGTCATTCTGTCCTTGCTGTGACCGGATGGCTGCGAGCACATCGTCGAGCGATCCGATCTGATCCACCAAACCGAGGCCAGCAGCTTCGGCTGCCGACCACCACCGACCGTCGGAGACGGCCTCCACCTGCTCACTCGTCATGCTCCGACCGCTGGCAACATCGGCCAGAAATCGGGCATTCATTTCGTCGACCTTGCCCTGCAGGAATGCCTGCTGGTCCGGCGTGATCTCTTCGCCTGGAGTCGCGATGCCCTTGTAGGCTCCCGACGTCAGAAGCACCGACTTGAGGCCCGCGTCTGCGTAGGCCTTCGAATAGTCGATCACCTGCCAGTATGTGCCGATCGATCCGACTTCGCTGTCCTTCGATGCCCAGATGCTGCCGGCCTGCGATGCGATGCGATAGGCCATCGAGCAGCCGCAGCCGTTCACCGAGGCCACCACCAGAGTCCGCTGGGCCAGCTCGTTCACTGCGTCGACGACAGCAGTGCCGCCATCGACCACACCGCCGGGGCTGTCGATCCGCAGGACCACAGCGCGGGGTGGCATCTCGAGCAGCTCCTCGAGGCCCTCGAGGATGCTGGCGTAGTTCGACCGGAACGGGCTGCTCTTGGCTTTGAAGAGCGGGCCGACGATCGAGACGATCGCGATCCCGTCCTCGGTGTAGCTGACTGGCGTGCTGTCCTCAAATCCGAGCATCTCCGCCCACATATCGTAGATGCGATCGTCGATCCGCTCCGGGTCCATGTCGCTCCGGGGCCTGCCGGCCCTGGCCGCCATCCTGTGCTCGTAGGCCTGTAACCACCGCATGTCGATCTGCCATCCGCGATTCATTGCACTGCCTCCAGTCGCACCATAGCCGCGTTACTCCATGTCTGCAGATAGCCGAGGGATGCGAGCTCCTCGCGTTCCTTGGCGATCTCTCGGCAGTTGTCTAAGTAGTCACCGAAGCCCCATGTGTCGCACACGTCCTGCATCGACTGGAGACCTGCAGCGACTGACCGCAGAGCCACGTCCAACTCTTCCTGCGGTTTCCAAAAGGCTATGCCGCGTGGCACCCATCGCCACTGCAGATCAGAGACCAGTTGGCCGCCGGGTAGGCTGATTTCGCCAGTGCCGCCAAAGTCGACCGGCAAGGCCCACTTGAGCAGCAGCCACTGGGTTAGTCGCTTGTGCAGTCGCTCCTGCGTCTTGCGTCTGGCGTGGCAAGCTCGCTCAAACAGATTCCACGCGCCGCGGGAACCGCTGTAGTTGGTCCAGCTTTCGTCGAAGAATGAGTAGGGCAAGTCCAGCGACTTCAGCGCGATCTGCAGACACAGCTTCAAAAAGTCCTGCGTCTGGCTGGCCGGGTTGCCCGACTCGATCGCCTTGACGTCCTCGCCCTCATCCAAATCGAACACCGCCGGGCCTTGCCCGAAATCGAGCACACGGGCCGATGCGTCCTGTGAGCCATCGGTGTCGTTGTCCGAGTCGAAGGCCTCGGCCTCCGGCTTGCGACTGAATGCGATGCCGAACAATTGATCGAGCTTGATCTTGGCGCGCATGTGGTCGAATGTCTCGTCCACGTCGCGGAACTCATTCAGGGCTGCGACGATCGGAGACTGTGGCCGGATCTGGTTGGGCCTGCCCTCGAATTGGCAGTGCTGCCAGACATTGCTCTGGCGGATGATCCGGTCGCCGCGTGTTCCCGTGAGCGGATCTTCCTCGGCGAAATTCCACGCGACGACCCGACCAGATCGGAGCTTGGCCCCGTTGATCCACTGCTTCTGGTCGTTGCGTCCGTAGGCTGGGCTGCGGCAGAATGCACCCTCGACCAGCTGTAGAGTCCAGTCGCTCTGCTTGACCAAAAAACAATCGCCCGCCAGCAGCTTCTGGGCCTCGGCCACCCTGCGGATGTCGTCCCAATCCATGCGACCGTAGGTGTCGATTGCCTCGGGCTCGGTGTCCCGTGCCATCAGCTGCTTGAGCGCCACGTCGAGACCGCGATCGCCGGTCCGTGGCTGGAAGTCCCACAGGCAGCAGTAGTCCAGCGTCCGCCGAATGGCCCATGCCAGCAGTCCCATATTACGCCACACGTCCAGGGCGTTGGCTGCCAGTGCCTCACGCCGCCGGTCGTTGAGGAGCGAGTCCTCGAGCCGCACCTTGGCCGTGGCCGACCGCCGGCGGTTGCCGGGATTGAGCGCCTGATAGGTGGTGTCTGTTGTGCCGGGGCTGGTGGTACTCACCGCATCATCTCCGGCTCATTACGACGTTGATGATTGGCGACCGCCGCCGCCTCATGCCGGTCTGCTCTTCGAGCTCCCGCAGCTGCTCTTTGATAATCTGCAGATCAATCGCCGTCGATGCGCCGTCGCGACTGTCCGACGTGACGCCACTCTGCAGCGTCTGCCTCAGTCTGGCGATAATCTGTGCGGTTGTTTCGCTCATGCCCGCAGTCTGCGAGCCTGCCTGTCAATCGTCAACGGGCGAAACAGGATCGGCCGATTTCAGCTCGCAGATATAGCTGCGGTCCACCCGGTACTGGCCGCAGTTGAGGCATGACGTCCGCCGCAGCAGAACAGCCGTGTAGGGTCTGCCCTCGGGGCTGATGCCATCACCGTCGATCCGCTGCGGTGCGTCGATGTACTCCGCCCGCTCT